AATAGCCCGCACCATTATTGGTTTTTGTGCACCAGAATGTCAGGTCACACCAAGTTGCGGGCGGGAAGTTCAAGACTTACGGACGGAGGACAGACCGGACGCAAATACAATAGGGGGTAGAAGAATGACCGTTACAGCCTTTGACCACAGCCGAACTTTTGGAGTAGAAATAGAGTTTACTAATTTGAGCGAAAGAGATATACGCAAGCTTGAACGTAAATTAACCGCAGCCGGTATTCCCACCGTGTACGAAGGGTACAATCATATTACTAGATCAACGTGGAAGATTGTTTATGACGGTTCGGTTAAGAACACTAAGCACTATTGTGGATGGGAACTTGTTAGCCCGCCACTCAAAGGGCTCCAGGGTTTGCAGGCCTTGAAAACAGCCATGAAAGTGCTTGACAATAACGGTGCTAAGGTAAATCGTTCGTGTGGACTTCATGTTCATCATGATGCTAGTAATTGGGGAATCAAGGAATTCAAGAACGTTTATCGACTGTACAGCAGGATGGAGCTAACCATCGACAAAGCTATGCCTAAAAGCCGGCGTAGCACAAATAACGGTTATTGCAGGAGCATTCGGGAACACATGGCCCATAGTATTAATGCCTTTGAAGCCTGTAAAACCGTGGAGGATCTTCGTCGCTATTGGGGTGGGAATCGCTATTACAAAGTAAACATGGAGTCTTGGTATCGTCATAGCACCATCGAATTTCGCCATCACTCTGGCACGACGGATGCCGATAAGATTATTAATTGGGTCGTGTTCACCCAGCTAATCGTTGGTCGAGCCGAGAGTACTAGGAGGCTAAAGGTTGACTTTGATGACAGGCGGTATAAGAGAGATAACCCATGGAGATTAGTAGCAGTGGAATTTGCTCTACATAACAAAGGCAACGAAATGGACGAGCTAATCAAAGGGGCAATCGAGTGGATATCAAGCAGAATTACGCATTTCAGAGAGCTCGAGGTAGCCGCCTAGGCTACCTCTCCTGAGGAGGGACTGCAGATGCTAAGAATTAGGATGTTGGATAATGGAGATGTGTTTGAGGGTGAAACATGGGAAGAGTTGATTGATGCGATGCGGTTGTCTATGCGGCTTGGACCTGACCCTGACATTTCAACCTATATGGAAGGGATCCAAAGGCGGGTTAAGATCTGGAATGGATCCAATATCAGAACGAATGACTACAAGGTATTTGTTGAGGACCTCGTCTCTGCAGGACTTGTGGAGCTATTGGTCGGTGATGAATAGTGGAACGATTATACTTTGCCTATGGATCAAATCTCAATAAGGAGCAGATGGTGTTTCGTTGTCCAGGAGCAGAACCTGTTGGACAAGCCAGTTTAGATGGCTGGGAGTTGGAATTCCGACGAGTCTTAACTATTGTGCGTAAACCTGGAGGGGTTGTAGAGGGTGGACTGTGGCTCATTACAGACGACAACGAACTAGCCCTCGATCGTTATGAAGGCTGTACAAAAAAGCACTAGTGATGCTTGATGGTGGTAACGTCACGGCCATGACCTATATTTTGGATAAAGGACATGTTGGGGAGCCCACGAAAACTTACTTGGATACCTGTGTGCAAGGATGCTTTGATTTTGGCATTGATCCTGCCACTATGTTTAAGGCACTCGATCGATGTGTGGGAAAAGCACTCTAAGGAGGAAAAAATGAAACGGATAGGCACTCTACTTAGTCTTATGTTGCTAGCCATTTTACCATGGTCAGCCTTGGCCTGTGAGCCTGTTGCGGCTGATAAATATTACACGGTTGGGGATGAAGTACGTATTGGGGATGCTGTGGTTCAAGTACACGGAATTCGCTATGCTGAATCTACTTGGCCTAAGGAGACAGTAATACTTATTGATGTGGAAGTGCGCAATGTAGGCGAAGATATGTTCAGGATTAACGGAGCATGGGATGTGGACCTTTATGACCAAGACGGTTACAAATTGCGGTCAGCCATTTATCCCCAAAAACGAGGTGATGGTCTGACAACGGATCTGCGTCCAGGAAGAGTCATTCGAGGGGAAAGCGTATTTCGACCTGAGGAAAACTCTAGAGAGTACTCCTTTGTTTATCTTTATCGCTATAGTGAAGGACTGTCGCACAAAGGGGAAGTAACCTTCTATCTAGGTAGTCCGGATATGAGCGATGAAGACCGACGAGCCTTTATCGATGCACATAACGAGCGATTCGGCCACTAAGACGGAGGAGGCCAGCAACGAGACCTTTCGGAGACCCGAAGGGTCTTTTTTATTCCCCAAAACAAGTCCTGGCGCCCATTTGGACGATTTTGGCGCTGGATTAACACCCGGCATGATGTTATTACAGGTGGTGGGCACCTAGAAAGGGGAGACAAAAATGCAATATGGTATCCGATGGATTGAGTTTAACAAGGCTGGGGGAATGGTTAAGAAGGAGAAGTTCTACAATTCAAAGGAGAAAAGGGACAAGGCGGCAGCGCGGTTGGAACAAACGGAAAGCTTTTATCGTTTTGATGCATGGCTTAACTAATTTTTTTGCTTTCTCTTGTTATTATTGTTATTGGTACAAACGAAAGGAGACGAAAATGATCGTCAATGTAAGAACTGGAGAAGTATTAGATTCTGAACAATTGACAGATGAAGAGATCGTTCAGGAGTTAAAGGATCTAGAGACCATTTACGACTTGGCCAAAGAAGCTCGTGATATGGCTAGAAACATACTGATTGGTCGAATGGAGGCGGATGGAGCTAAACTGCGGCTTACAAGTGTGGCCAAAGTTCGATTGCAGACAACAAGCAGAGTGCGGGATCGCAAATTGGTTGAAAAACTCTACGAGCTCTGCCCAGATGAGCTAAAAGAAAAGTGCTTCAAACATGACTTAAGGCCACTCAAAACCGGTCTAAATGAACTGAGTAAGCTTGGCGATGACTGGAGGGATAAGGTCGATGCGATATACCAAGACAGTTATTCTTTGAAGATCGAATGGATTGAGCGAGAGCCGGATGAGGAGCCTATAACCATTAATATTGCTGACATTGACGACATTCCATTTTAGCCTTTGACCGAGGATGGAAGGAGAGGAAAGTATGAGTGGAAAGAAGCAAGCAAAAGCTCCGATTCAAGTTGAATGGGATGAGATCCCCCTAAATCCTAGCGAGCTACCGTTTATTGTTCTCGCGGAAGGATTACAGGGGGCTGGGAAAACGCATTTCGCCATGACATTCCCAGAGCCAATATTCATCTTGGATACGGAAAATAGGGCCGACAAGGTGGCCAGCAAGTTTGCAGGAGTGAAGCCGGTCTATAGAAAAAGGATCTCGAGTTTTAATGAGATACGGCAGACTTTGGTTCAAAAGATTTTTGAGTATCCTGGAGGTACTATCGTAATTGATTCGGGTTCTGATCTCCAGATGCTGGCCGAATTGGAGTATTTGGAGGAAGCCAAAGTAGAGAAAGTTTACCCCACGTATTTGTGGGTTCGGATCTGGGAAAAAATCGATGGCATGATTGCAACAATTAGGGACCGTGGATTTCATTGTGTAATCACTGGGAGATTACGGGATGAATATATCGATGATGGCAAGAAAACGGGGAATCTGGTCTTGGAAGGATATAGGAAACTACCGTATCGGGTAGATATCCACTTGAGACTCCTGGGGAATAATAGAGCCGAAGTATACAAGAATGGTTTTCGAAATAGTCCTATCGAAAACATTAAGGTTTTAGAGGCACCAAGTTATTCTGTACTAATGGAAAAGTTAATTGTTGCTCAGACACCCGAGCCTTCCGATCTAAAAAGAGTAGAAGTGATTAAGCCAAAAAGTAGGGCAAAGAAGACTACAGAAGCAAAACATGACGGAATTGCAGAAGGGAATCACCCTACCCCAGAAAGAAACCCCTCTCAAAACGGCTCTACGGAGCTCGGTTTTGATGGGGTGGCCACGAAGGACCAGGTGATCGATGCTTACAAGTATGGTTTGGGGCTAGGTTTGTCCGAAGATACCTTGAAGATGATCTTGTATGATATCCGAGGGGGAGCGGTGGAGGATCACGAAAAGTTGAGTGATGGAATGACCATGGGAGAAATTAGTGCCTGGCGGGAAGGCATGGAAACCATAGCTG